AGTTAATGAGATATCTCCGCGTGAACTTAAAAAAGAAGATATCAAAAAGATGCCGATATTTGAAGTTTTAATTAGTCAAAATTTCCCATTAGAAGGGTGCCTATTACCACTAATAAGAAGAAAAGTGATGGGATATTTATTTCAGACTATTAAGTTAGAAGAACTTAAAAACGATTAAAATACTTATGGGTGTAAAGAAACCAGATAATGTAGCCTATGATGAGAAATCAGGTAAGTATAATGCCAGTATATTACCATACGCCACTAATGTTAGTGGTCCTGTAATAAAGTTAGACGATGTTGGTGCATTCAAAGAGAGAGGAGTCCATCGAGTTCAAAAAACTTTCAACGCAAAGTACAAAGAATTAGTTGACGATTATAACCATTTGATAGATGAGGTTGAATTAAACGACATGATTTATAATTCAAAATATTCATTCGAACCAGTTATAGGTGAAATTTATCACTTATATATTAGAAAGAATGGAAATTATTTCTTATCTTTGATATCACCAAAGGAATGGAATTTAGAACATATAACATCGGTAAGACTTAATTCGGAACACAAATGGGTTTCAACAAAAGATATTTAAATAAGGACTTTATAATAGGTTTAAGTGAGAGAGACCTGAAAATGGCGTTAAGTGCAGATGCTTTAATAACTACAGATAAGTGGTCGTCTAAATTTTTAGACCTTTACTCGAGCGGAAAAACAAAGAATGAAATCATTAAATTATTAGAAGATGAAAAAAGAACAGACAGATTTTGAAAAATTACAAGGTAAGTTAAGACTACCAATTCACATTAGTTACATTGCTAAATACATTTTAGGTAAAACTGAAGAGAAAACCAAAGAAGTCTTAAAAAAAGGGGTGGAAGAAGGTGTACTTGAAGAGTCAAAACAAAATGGTTATTATAGTTTAAAGAATAGTAGAAAATAATGAATAAAGAGATGGTAAACCACCCCAATCACTATGGTGGTGAAGACAACCCATATGAGGTTGTAAAAATAGCAGAAGCTACAGGATTAGATAAAGACGCTTACCTCTTCAATGTATTGAAATATATTGTTAGAAGTGGTAAGAAAGATGATAACCCACCTTTACAAGACCTCAAAAAAGCACTATGGTATTTAGAGAGACGTATAAAAACCATTGGAGAATGACGATAACTAATTATATATTAATAGGTATCGTAGTTGGATTCATAATGGAATATACAGTGAACAAAGTGACGGACCAAAGATTCGGTTTCTTTGAGAGGTTATTTGTGATATTATTATGGCCGATTAGTGTACTTACGTTTATTATTGGGTTTTTTAAGAAATAAAAGATATGAAAGAAATAAAAGAATTGATAGGAGACATTCACTGTTCAGATACAGTAAAATTTATGTCTGAGATGCCTGAACAATCAGTAGACCTGATTGTTACGTCCCCACCTTATGGTGTTGGGATTGATTATGATAGTTGGGATGATGACCAATACTTTTCAGAGTATATGGAATTTACCCGTAAGTGGTTAAGTGAAGCTTACCGTACTTTAAAGGACGATGGTCGTATAGCCATTAACATTCCTTATGAGATAAACCGTCAGAAGAAAGGTGGGAGAATATATTTCTCCGCTGAGGTATGGATGGTAATGAAACAACTTGGTTTTGGGTTTTTTGGTATTGTGGATTTAGAGGAGGATTCACCTCATAGGTCAAAGACAACTGCGTGGGGTAGTTGGATGAGTCCATCTGCACCATACATATATAACCCAAAAGAGTGTGTTATATTGGCATACAAAAAAGACTCCAAAAAGAAAGTTAAAGGAACTCCTCAATGGAAAGGTGAACATCAAATGGTTCCAAATGAAAAAATTGAGGGAGAGTTCAGAAAGAAATTAGTTTATGAGGATAAGGATAAGAAAGATTTTATGTCGTTAGTGTTCGGACAATGGAATTACTTTGCCGATACAAGACAAAAGACGAAGGCAACGTTTTCATTAGATATTCCGTATCGAGCGATTAAGATATTATCATATAAAGAGGATGTTGTTATGGACCCATTCAACGGTTCAGGTACTACGTGTTTAGCCGCTGAGATGTTGGGTAGACCATGGATAGGTGTTGATATTAGCTCTAGCTACTGTGAGGTTGCTAGACAAAGAATTAAAGATTATCAGGACAGCCAAAGGCAAGTTGAATTAGTCTTGAATGCAGATTAAAGTAATTGATAAGGATAATATTATGATTACTTCACCGAGTAATCGAGTTAGGAAGTTTAGTAGAAAAGATATGTCAGGACCTGAAAGAGCGTGGTTTGATAATATAATTGCTTGTTCAACATCATTAATGAAAGACCCCTTTAAAAAATAAGGGGTTTTTTGTTGTTTGTTATATTTATATTAAAAGTATTTTATGCCACGTTTTATTATTACTGAGTCAGAAAAGAACGACATTTTTAAACTTTATGGTTTGTCTGAACAAACTAAAAAAAGTCCTTGCCCTGAGGGTAAAGAGGAAGATGAGTTAGTTACTTATGAAGATTTAAAAAATGGTCAGGTAATAAGGAAAGGGTATTGTAATTCAAACCTTAACTCAGGTATTATTAAAATTCAAAAAAAATTAAAGGACTTAGGGTACCTTAAGTGGGATGGGTTATTAGGTTACTATGGTGGTAAAACTGCCGAGGCTATTAGTGACTTTTATAAATCACAATCATGTTCACGTGATGTTGATGGTTCTGCGTTGGGTAAAAAGACAATTTCATTAATTGAGGACCCTGATAGATATAACGTATATTATTCTAACGAGGATATTTTAGCTGCTACACTATGGGGTGAAGCTAGAGGTGAGAGTAACGAAGGTATGAAAGCTGTTTATACTATATTAAAAAATAGGGGTCTTAGGAATGGTGACTCAAGTCTTTCATTAAAAGCGAGAATGGCTGGTGAAGCACTTAGACCTAAACAATTTTCTTATTGGAATGATAAAGGGTTTGGTAGTAATCCAAGATGTAATCAAGGTAAATTAGGTGTGAAGAAAAGTGAGTTGGGTGATTTTTTATCTATAGTGAATAATGATTCAACTATAGATATTGGAGGTGCAACCCATTATGTTAATAAAAAGAAAGCTACTGACGATAACGATTGGTGGAACAATAAAGAAAAGTTTAAATTGGTTAAAACAATAGGTAACCACGATTTTTATAAAGAAATGTAATATGAAAAAGTTAATTAACGAGTCTGGTCTACGTAATATGAATGACCTAGCCAAGAGATATAAAAAGGCGAAAATATACTTTCATCAGGATTTAGATGGTGTAACAACTGCATTGGCAATGAAGAACTATTTAGAAAACAATGGTATCAAAGTTGTTGATAGTGAAATTATACAATACGGTGACAAGGAATTTGCTGTAAAGAAACAAGATGCCCAGGGTGATACAATGCCCGTGTTAGTTGACTTCGCTCACGGAAAACCAATGTTTGTGGTTCATACTGACCACCACGATTCACAGAGTGGTGTAGAAGGAGACACATCAACATCGTTTAGGTCTTCACGTTCAAACGTTGAAACACTATCACAGATAATGTCCCCTAAAGATATTTTTACTGCCGATGACATTAGATTGATATCTACGGTTGACTCTGCTGACTTTGCTAAGTATGGTTTAAAACCACAAGATATTATGAACTTTATCTTTAAGTTAGATAAAGACAAATCACTACAGAAAAATAAGATGGCGTTAGGTTTGGCAGCAAACAAACTTATGTTGGCGTATAAAAACAAACCAGGTTTCATGGAGGAGTTAGTTATGACTTCAAAACCATCCCTATTAAACATATTTCAAAATATTAGAAGAATCGCTGACAGAGAAAACTATGCAAATGCATTGATGATGTCTGCGAATCAAGAGGACTATGTTGACCAAAGAAGTAAGGACCCTAAGTTAAGTTATAAAGATGGTATTCTTTATCAGTACGGTGGTGGTAGAATGTTTAAACCAGGTTCATACGATAGGTATACACCATTTAAACTACATCCTGAAGCAGACTTCCTTATTACGGTTTGGCCAATGGGATTGGTACAGGCGTCTTGTAATCCTTTCAAAGGAGAGAGAGAACTTAAAGGGGTTAACTTAGGTGATATTGCTCAGGAAGTATTAGGTAAATGGGAGGCTAAATTAAGAGAGAAGGTTATTCCACTATCAACCATTAAATGGATTTCTGAATCATCAAAAAGTTTCAGTGAAGAATCTGTAGGTTTCACAAACGCAGATTTAGAGGCCTTCTACGGCGATAAGATTAAGTCGATGGAAGGTGGAGATAAGTATATGGAAAACTTAAAAGCAATAATGGACAAACCATTCAGTGAGTTAACTGATGATGAGATGAGTTTATTAGATGGTTTGGGTGTTCCTGCTTGGGAAATGATACAAGCTAACTCAGGTGGTCACAAATGTATTACTAACATAGCTGCACTTAACTACTTTGGTAGAAGTAAGAGACCACCACAAGGTAAATACAAATACAATAAAGATTCAGGTGATGCACCATATGTTAAATTCTCTAAGATGATTGGTGAAGAGTTCTATAGAAAACTTAAAGAAAAGATTGAGAGTTCTAAAAATTTGAAAGAGTCTTTTAAAAAAAAAGCTAAAAAAATAGTAACAGAAAATATGGTGAGGGTAGGTGATGAAATTTCACCTAACTTATTTGTTAGTAGAAGGGCGAAGAATGATTATTTACCTGAAGAACTAATTAATGATATTGGTGTGGCCGCTGAAATTGCAAATGTAAATGCAGAACTAAGCTGGGCTAAAACGGGTCATGGTAAGAATACTAAAGGAGGTAAAGTAAGTAGACACCATATTGAAAGGGCTATAGATATTTCGAAACTTCAAGACTTAAATAACCCTAATGAGAAAAAACTTTCATCGTATAGAAATAACAGAGAAGGTTTTATTAGTGCGGGTGATAGATTATGTTCGGCATTAGAGTCATTAGGTTATAATAGAAATAGTGAAGGTAAACACAAAAGAGCGGTTCTATGGTTTATGCCAGATGGTAGTCATAAGAATCATTTACACGTCTCCAACATAGAACTTAAAGACGATAAATATAAGAAAGAAAAAAATGTCGTAAAACAAGATTTAACAATTGCTGATATTATTAGTAATGGTGACAATAGTGAGTTAATATCTTTAGGTTCAAGAGGTAAAGGTGTTGAAGAGATTCAGCAGATATTAGTGGATAATAGTTATGACCTTGGAGACTTTGGTCCGAATAAAGACGGTGTTGACGGTCGTTTTGGGTTAAAAACAAGAGAGTCGATTAAAAAGGTTCAAAAAGATAATAAGATTGAGGATGACGGCATTGTTGGAATTGAAACCTCAACAGTACTTAGTCAATTAAAATAAAGAGAAGGAGACAATGTCTCCTTTTTTTATACCTAATTGTTTCGACATACCCGCAGGTAATTCTAATACTTTATCACCGTAACCATTATACTGATTACATTCGGTCTCAACTCTACAGATTGGGCAATTTTTGTGAATAGTATCTATTTCGTTACCATTGATGAAAATAATATCTAAAGGTATTATGCAATCAAACATCCAAAACGATTGTTCACCCTTTGACGGCATCAAAAAGTACATCCCACCAAAATCATCATTAAACTTTTTACCTTGCATACCCTTTTTTATTGAATCAGGAGTGACACAAAGTTTGACTTTAATAATATTATTACCTATAGTTACTTTCATATAGATATAAATATATTGAAAAGTATAATATGAAAAGATACTCAGGTATAATAGTTAGACACGATAATAAAGTATTGTTGTGTAAGAGAAATGCTGAGGGTAAGTTACCTGGACATTGGTCTTGTCCTGCGGGTAGTATTGAGAAAGGTGAGAGTCCTTTGGATTGTGCGATTAGAGAATTTATGGAAGAGACCGACTTACCAATAATGGAAGTACCAACTTTTTGTGGTATCATTAAAAGAACAAACAGAGATGGTTCCGAAATTAAAGGTATGTTATATTGTTATCTATATGATAGTGAAGATGAAATTTATCCTGACTTAGAAAATGCCACTGATGGTGACGAGCACACAGAATGTGGATATTTTGGGAAGGATGAATTACCATCACCAATGACAGAACAATTTAATAAACTATTAAAAATTATTTTAAAATGAATTTAATGTATCAAGCGTTAGTAAAGAAGTATGAGGCAGATGTAATAGCTGCAAAGGCAACCCTAAACGTGTATTTTCACAATTCTGTTGGAATTGGTGAACACCCACAACATTTAGAGGAGATGGACCTTATGGTCGATAAGATGGCCTCAGCAATGGATAAATTGGAAGCTTTAGAATCAAACTTTACTGAGAATGCAGAAGCTAAGTAATAGAGGTTTAAGTGAATGACATTTAGATTATTCTGTATATTAATGGTTATCCCAAACAAAATGGTAACCTTTTTTAAAAAAATAAAGAAAAAAACTTGACGAAAAGGTTTTTTTAACTATCTTCGTATAACTTTTAAGGGAAATAGATATATTTATATCTTACCCTACTGAATAAATCAGAAAATACTTAAAAGTTTATTTGACATTCTGAAATTAAAGTTTTAGATTTGTAGGAGTAAAAAGTTAAAAGATAAGTTCTTTGAAATATTAGAGGTTGGTTATAACGGACTTTTGATATCCTTTTAGGAGGATGTCCTTTCCAAAATAAAGAAAGTATAATCAACACTCGGCGGTTTAGCGTCGTTAGATAAACCCTGTGAGGGGACTAAAGGGATGGAAGGTAGAGTAGTATCTATTGGAAATTCGCAGAGTACACTTGTGTGTTCTGACAACTAAACAAAGTGGCTACGGCCGATTCCCTGAGGGCAACTGCTAAGGGGGAGAGGTCACTCTGAATCCGTGGAATATCAGAGTTGAGATGGAGACATCAATAGGAAAAGCTACAGGTGACGGTTCGATACACCCTGTCAGGTGTAGTAGGGCTGGGTACCAGTACGATGGGTTTCCGAAGCGATTAAGTTAACGAAGTCCTGACGTACCGTAGGTTGACAGACCTACAGAGAGGTGTGAAGCATTTTGTTCTCAAAAGGAACAAACCTTCTCCTGAAGCACATCTTTCCTAAATCCACATTTTGCTACTATTTTAAAAATAGACACAAAGCGAAAGTCTTCAGGCGTTGATAACGAAAGGTGTCTAATACTCCGAGTTTATACTAACGGAGTCATTGAACCGACGGCAAGTCATTCGATGTCAATTATGAAATACCTGGTGGGATAGCAATCCCTTAGTGAACTCGCAAGGTTCGACAGAATAGAGTAATGGTTGAGTAGTTATTAACGAACACGATTGGTTAACGTAAGTAACCGACACTGACTTGATACCTTCGGCAACGATGGTGGATAAATGAGCAACCGATATAGGGTAATCTCATTAAAGACAGGTCACATAAACGTGTAATCTCAGCGTTCTATACCACATATACCTTCCTTAACCTCAGAGTAACCCTCTGAGGTTTTTTTATGCTTACATTTTTTTTATTCAAATACTTTATGTATATTTGTATTAACAAAAGGAAAAAGATATGGTATTAGAAAGAAACATTAGAATTATCCACCCAACGTTCGGGGAGTTACTTAACGACAGTTACGATGACGACACTCAGTTTAAACTATTTTTAAAAATGGTACATTCGTGTATTGCGTTAGAGCAGGATTTGTCATTCTTCAACGGAAAGGATTTCTTAGTTCACGTACCATATGTTCTACTTAAACAATCCATTATACTAGGTAACACTAAAGTTGAGGAGTTAACATTAGGTGAGTACGCGGTACGTAAATCGAAAATGGAGGAATAATGTATAAGGTAGGTGACCATGTTGTTATTGTTGGGACAAAAGAAATTAAAGTTATTCAAGAGATTGAAAGACACGATAAAGATGTTGTGATATATAGTACAGATGGAAACGCTTACGGTATACGAGAGTGTAAAACTATCAATGAGACATTTGATGGAGAGATTAACAAGTTATTAAATAAGTGGAAAATATGAATTTTTACGATTACGAATTAAAGAATTATAAAGGAGAGGTTATTACGCCAGTAAAGGATTCAAAACATGTCATTATCAATGTAGCGTCTGAGTGTGGTTATACTGACTCAGGTTACAAAAACTTAAAAGAGTTTTTAGATGTTGCCAAAAATGTAGAAGTATATCTATATCCGTGTAACGACTTCGGAGGTCAAGAACCTGGTGAAGTGGAGGACGTTGTTAAGCTATGTGACACATACGGAGTCATCAATAGACCTAATGTACATATGATGGAGAAAACCGTATTAAATGACTCCCCTTTGTGGCATTGGTTACAATACACAAATAACGGTTCAACTGAAGAGGGTTACGACTTAGAAACTAAATGGAATTTCTTTAAGTATTTAGTTGATGAAGAAGGGGATATGTGGGGTATTGCTTTTTCTGATGAAAGATTAACTGATGAAGATATTATATCGTGGGTTAATACTTAACCATAATTACCTTTTAACTTGACAACAGAGTGTGGTGTTCTTATTAT